GGCATCTGAGGACGATCCTATTCGTCATGGCTTTAACCTACCTGGGTGGGAGCGAATAAAGGATGGGTTGCAGGATTACAACGAGTGCTTGGTTCTTGGTGGTAATAGATCAGGAAAGACTACAGGATTTGCAAAGATTGTAATGGAGGCAGTGACTGAAAGCAATGACGGTCACTTAGTATGCTTTTCCCAGAACGAGGATACTTCCATTAAGGTGCAGCAAGCAGCAGTATGGGAGATGATGCCTAAGGAGTTCAAGAAGAAGACTAAGAGCATCGAAGGGTACATCAATTACAGTATGCAGAACGGGTTTACGGCTAAGAGCTTTATATTTCCTGATACCCGTACCCGTGTAGACTTCAAGACGTACACCCAGTACAGCAACAACCAGACTATCTTAGAGGGCTTTGAGTTCGGTTTTCCTGATCCTAAGGGCTTAAACATAGGTGCGTGGCTAGATGAGTACCTAGGTGATGCTTCATTGGTAAATACCCTTAGGTTCCGACTGGCTACTAGGGACGCTAAGATGGGTATAGGCTTCACTCCAATTGATGGCTATACTCCCTTTGTGGCAGAGTACCTAAAGGACGTAGAGACACTACAGACACGTCATGGTGAGTTGATAGATAAGGAAGTCCCTATCAAGCAGTACAGCCCATCTAGGGACGCCTCAGTGGTGTACTTGCACTCAGATGAGAACCCTTTCGGTGGTTACGAGCGTATAGCTAAAGACCTTAGAGGCAGACCAGAAGAAGAGATACTAGTTCGTGCTTACGGGATACCCGTTAAGAGCATGACTTCTTTATTGCCCTTGTTTAACACTGAGGTGAACGTATTAAGCGATGAGCCAAACAAGTACGGTATGACCTTTCCTGACATATCTAATGAGCACAGGTATACTTGTTATCAGGTAGTTGACCCAGCAGGAGCCAGGAATTATGTAGCAATATGGGCAGGAGTAAACGAAAAGGGAGATGTGTACATTCGTAAGGAGTGGCCTGATAGGGACTACTACGGAGAATGGGCTGTGTTCGGTGATCCTAAGTGGCGTTATGGGCCAGCATCAAAGAAAATAGGTTACAACGTACAGGGATACGTTGATTTGTTTGAGGAAATAGAGGATGATATTGAGATAGAGGTATTTGAACGTATAGGTGATAGTAGGTACTTCGCTAAGGAGAACTCCGACAACGATGACTTGTTTACTGAGTTCGATGATTGTGGCATGACCTTTATTCCGTCCGATGGCAGAATGGAAGAGATAGGCATTAGTGCTATAGATGAGTGGTTTAGTTACAACCCTAACGTACCAATAGATTCTGCTAACAGACCACGGTGCTACATACATGAGGACTGCGGTAACCTTATAGACTCCTTAATTAACTACAACGCTTCAGGCAAGGCTGATGAGCCATTAAAGGACTTCTTCGACATTATTCGTTATTTGCGAATGGCGAATGGAGGCGATGGCCCTGACCACGTTCTTGCTAGAAACATGATGACAACCCGTATAGGATCAGGATATTAGATATGGCTAAAGTAAAACTAACTAAAATTGCAGATAGGTTCGAATCAAGCTTTGATTCGTTTCTTAATCTAGCTAAACGAAAGCTATCCGCTGAAATGCTTACAGGCAAAGGCAGGAACACTTGGGTAAACGAAGAAGGTCAGAAGATTTTAGTTGACTGTATGTACATCGAAGAAATCGTTCCTAAGCACTTTAAAGGCAAGGTACTGGCAGAAGCCCCTAACCCTAGCTATGTGTTTGCTTACATAGACGAAATCAAGATGAAGGTACCTGTGGTTATTCCCAGAAGATACAAGGGAAAGATGAAGGGGAAAGTAATAACCATTGAAATGATAGAAGATGTTAGAGGACGAAGTTACAGATACGTTGCATAACCTAGTTGTAGATAAGGCATTTATAGATGAGCAAGTCGATAGACTGCTTGCTTGGGAAATATTTGTTAGGACTGTTAAGGGCGAAGATCAACAAGATATACCCCCATCAGAATTGTGTGATAGAATAGGTGTTCATAAGTGGTACGTAAACCACCTTCTAGAAGATATTAAAGGCAGATTTTATGCAGAGTGATTCAGTTTCAGAGTCACTAACCTACGTTAGTGCTGAACCAGACATCAAGTCCCTTCGGTACGCCTACGACCAGTCGGTAGTTGAGCTTGAGGCGTACTTTGATTTGTGCAGAGAGAGTTATGACGAGCGCCGTAATTGGTGGCCTGGAAAGAGTAGAGACCTTCGCAAGCACGGTGCTGATGCTTTCCCATGGGAAGGTGCATCTGACATGGAGAGCCATGTTATTGATGAGCGAATTACTAGGCTTGTATCCCTCTTTATGGCTTCTTTGTCTAGGGCTAACATTAGGGCTTTCCCAGTAGAGGTTCAGGATGTAGGCAGAGCTAAGGTAGTTTCTAATTTTTTGAAGTGGATGATTTCTTCTGGGTACATTTCTCGCTTTAGCCGCGAGATGGAACTAGGGGCTAATTACTTGCTAGAGCGTGGACTGCTTATAAGCTACGTAGGATGGCACTCAGAGGACAGGAAGTTCCTTCAGAGACTAGACCTTAACCAGATAGCCCAGGTAAGCCCTGAGTTGTCTGAGATGATCCTTTCGGGTCAGAACGAAGACCAGATGGTGGCTATGCTGCAACAGACCTTTGATGGCGTTACAGTTAAGCGAGCAAAGAAGGCACTGGCTGAACTAGCTGACGTTGGCTCTGCTGAGTTGCCAGTTGTACGCCGTCAGATAAATGCACCAGAGGTAAAGACACTAGCCCCAGATGGGGACTTCATCTTCCCTCCGTATGTTACCGATCCACAGCGAGCACCTTACTGCTTTTGGAAAACGTACTACACGGCACAGGAGCTAGAAAATAAAGTAGCGACTGATGGATGGGATGAAGACTTCGTTGAACTGGTTATAGAGCGATACCGTGGAGTTAATATAGACTCTATCGAGCGTGAGCAGGAAGGCCGTCGATCATTAAGCCTTACCGATAATGCTTACGAAGCTGAAGAGCTAATAGAAATAGTTTATGGATTTCAACGTTTAGTTGATAAGGAGGACGGCTCTGAAGGGATATACTGCACAGTATTCCACAAGGAGTTCAGTGGTGATGATGACATTCCTGGGTTCGCAAAGTTCGAGTTGCTTAATGGCTACGAAGATTACCCAGTAGTAGTTACTAAGCTATCTGAAGACAGCAAGCGACTGTACGACACGATGACTGTCCCAAGTCTACTCAAAGGAATACAGCAACAAGTAAAGATAGAACGTGATAGCCGTATCGACAGGAATAGCCTTGCCACCGTCCCTCCAATTTTACACCCAGTAGGACAGGCTCCTACGGACTGGGGGCCAGGAAGGTACGTTCCTTATCGTCGTAAAGGCGATATAGATTTTGGGCCTACGCCTCCGTACAACCAGGGTTCACTTGAGATGGAGAAGACAATGGAGCAGCAAGCAGATAGACTTGTTGGCCTAGATGAAGTATCTCCAATCTCACAGATTAGGAAGCAGTTCTTGGTAGATAAGTTTCTTAGCCATTCCGCTGAGGTTATATCGCAGTGCTACCGTTGCTTTCAGAGATTCGGCCCTGACCAGATATTCTTTAGGGTTACTGGTGTACCTGATCCTCAGATGTTTGATAAGGGGAACGCTGATGAGAACTTTGATGTTACAATTAGCTACGATGTTCTGAACACAGACCCAGAGAAACAAGAAAATAAGCTAAATCAAATGGTTTCCCTTCTACAGCTAGATCGCAACGGAAGGATAAACGTAGATAACTTGCTAACATTAATAGCAGGTTCTGTTGATCCAGTGCTTGCTGATGGCGTTCTTGAGCCCGTTGAGGTTGCACAGGAAAAACTACTTAAAGATATTACAGATGACTTATCTAAAATTTATGCAGGTATCGAAGTTCCAGCGCGTCCAAGCGGTGCTCAAGCGGCTCTACAAGTTATTCAGCAGTACAGCCAGCAGCAAGACATTCAGCAGCGTTTGCAAGAAGATGAGGCTTTTGCTGCTCGTCTTCAGAAGTACGCTGGACAATATCAGTTCGCTATACAGCAAGCACAGAACGCGCAAATAGGCCGAGTAGGTACTGCACCAGCTCAAATGGGTCAGGTACAGACTCAAGGAATGCAGCAGTGATAGCCTTGCTATTTGCCTCTATACTGTTCATTAACATGCCCGACAACAAGATTAACCAGTTAATGCGAGAGAAGTACAACTCTCTTCGCCCAAGGGAAAACCCTCCAGCTAATCAAGACAGTTATGCTTTTGCACGTAAGAGAGCAAGGGACAAACATAATCAAGAAATATACGAACAACTTTCTTTGCATGAAGGAGAAGAGCCTAGTGTTTATACAGACACCAAGGGCAAGCGTACTATAGGCATAGGGTTTAATTTAGACGAACCCTCTAACCGAAAGAAAGCAGAATCATTGGGACTTAACGTACAGGATATGCTTTCTGGGAAGAAAACTCTTTCTGATAAAGAAATAAAATTGCTGTACAATGAGTCCATTAAGCAAGCTGCTGATGACGCTAATGCTTTCTTGCCTCAAGCTGGAAGACAGCCAGCAGTTGTTCAAAAAGTTTTAATAGACATGGCGTTTAATCTTGGCAGGACTAAGCTTAATAAATTTGAAAATATGCGAGCGGCACTTTTAGAGGGTGATTACAATAAAGCTGCTGACGAAATGATAGATAGCAATTGGTACAATCAGGTGGGGAATAGATCTAAAACACTAGTAGATATGATGCGATCCGCAGCACGATGAACATAGAAGAAGACCTAAAGACCCTATCCCACCACGAACATTTTGCAAGATTCATTCAGCTTATTAACGCTCTTCGAGAAGAGTGCATAGCTGATATGCACGAAGCTGACATAGACAAGCTTCAACAACTTTCTGGACGGATAATTACTTAC